ACAGTACAAAGGATAGAACTCATCGTTATATTCCTCAAATATCTCATTGATATCTGTTCTGGGATACATATCACAATCCATAAACAATGCCCACCCTTCGTACTGCATCAAAGCAGGTACTAGAAAGCGAGTAAAGGTAAACTCAGTAGAGAATGGCTTCTGATCTATGGAATCAATCATCTGATTATTAACCATCTCATAAGGTCTGTTAAACATATTCATATGTTCTAAGATATCCTTACGTAGAAACTTAACTATGATATCCTTTGGTGAGTTAGCTTCAATTAAATATTTTAGAACTTGGGCTGCAACCTTTTCTTTAGGATCATATCCTATAAAAACTGTGTTAACCTTCTTCTCTTTACTAATACTCATTAGTATTTTCCTTTAGTTAGAGTTTGATGTATTAATTATACTACACTTTTTAATTTCTGTCAAGTTTTTTTTACTCACAAGATTTCTGTCCTGTATTAGGATCAATGAAACAAGCTTCAGCTTGAGGCTCTTCCTTTACTTCATTGAGTATGCCATACCTTTTACCGTCTGCTCTGAAGGTAGTGATACCTTTACAACCCTGCTTCCAAGCATTGAAGTATAACTCTTTGAACTCATCGAAGTTTACATTACTTCCTACATTGCAGGTCTTAGATACAGCACTATCTATGTACTTAGATACTAGAGATAGGACAGATAGATGTTCGTCTGCACTAATCTCGTTGGCAGTCCTTCCATTCACACCATGTTGGTAAGCATAGTCTTCGACTCTCTGTATCTGGTGACCATCAAACTCTTGTATAGTTCTATCATAGTAGAGGCTGAAGGGTGGTTCAATACCAGAGCTTACGTTGTCAGCAGTCAAACTAATCGTACCAGTAGGTGCTATAGAAGTTAGATGGGAGTTACGTATACCATGCTCCTTGATCTGATCTTGTACCCAAGGTGATAAGGTCTTAAAGAACTCTCCCTCTATATACTTATCTTGTTTATACATAGGGAATGATCCTTTCTCTTGTGCCAAGGCAGAGCTTGCTGAGTAAGCATAGTCTCTAAGTATCTTAAGAACTTTAGTAGTAAACTTCATAAACTCTGGAGAAGCATAAGGCATACCACATAACTCACCAGCATTTGCTAGACCAGTAATCCCTAGTCCCATCCTACGTTTGTTCTTAGCTTCTTTCTCCTGCTCCTTCAGAGGGTAGATAGTCCTATCAATAACATTGTCCATAGCTCTGACTACATGCCGTATGTCATCAGTAAATAATGTGAAGTCAAACTCTGCTTCCTTAACATACTTAGTAAGATTAAAGCTACCAAGAAGGCAAGCACCGTAGGGTGGTAGAGGTTGCTCACCACAAGGGTTAGTCGCTTCGATAGTCTCACAGTAGTAAAGGTTGTTCATCTTGTTGATAGTATCAATAAACAACACACCCGGCTCTGCCCAATCCCATGTGCTACGCATGATCATATCCCATAGAGCAGCAGGATCTACTTCCTCATGTACCTTACCATCAAACTGTAGAGGGAAAGGCTTCTTATCTTTAAGGCATCGCATGAACTCATCGGTCACACCAACTGAGATATTAAAACCTGTAAGAGAAGTACCATCATTCTTAGCTGTGATAAACTGTTCAATGTCTGGATGATCAACACGTAAGACACCCATCTGTGCGCCTCTACGATGGCCGCTAGAGGCTATGGTCTGACATACTGCATCATAGATTTGCATGAAGCTAACTGCACCTGATGCTCTGGAGTCTAGGGACTTGATACGATCTCCTCTAGGACGTAGCCTACTGAAGTCATAGCCTATGCCACCACCTCTACGCATTGTCTCAGCCGCATCAGTAGCTCTACCCATGATAGAGTCCATGCTATCTTCTATAGTACCACTGACAAAACAATTATAGGCAGTCGTTTGTCTAGCTGCACCCATAGCATTCTGTACCCTACCAGCAGGTAAGAATCTCATATGTCTAAGAGCATCCTTAAAGTTTTCAAAGTGATCAGGAGAATCCTTAAGTGCTTCAGCTATACGTACAACCTTACTATAAAAATCTTCACCAGTTTGTCTATACTTAATTGCATCTATCTCTTCAGATATTGGTTGAGTCATTCCGTAGTGTACTTCATTTTCCATTTACAATATTCCTTTACTTATTATAATCTAATTCTAAGATTAGTTGTGCATAGTGTATAGCTTTTTCTATATCTTTTCTACCTTGACCTTTGGTTCTATGTCGGGTTATATATTTTACCACATTACCCTCGAAGTAGTCAAGCTTATTCGCATGTATATATTCAACTGGTTGTATACCACAATCTCTGTAGTGACTGCCACCTACCTGTGTAGTTAAAGCTTTAGAGCAAGGCGTAGATTGATCTTCTGACATTGTTTGAATCCTCTGAGTTAATTATATTACTAGTAAATTTCCTCACTACACTAGGTTCTAAACCAGCATAGAAACATATCTCTTCAAAGTCTTGGCAGGTAACACCAACTTCTTTGAAGAGCCATGAATGGGCTTGATCTCTATGTACTTGAAAGGAACTATCTTCGCTACTACTAGTAGGTTTAGATACATCTAGTATAGCTTGGAGAACCACAGAAATATATAGAGATCTATTGCCATCCTTATCTGTTAGATCATATAAAGAACTTCCTGAAACGTCTGCTGTTAAGTCGTATAAGTTATCACTCTGTATCATAATACTCTTCCACGGGTCTATAGAACTTACCTCCTACATAGTTATTATAGTATGCAGGTGAATCAGTTCCTTCAAGTGTACTACATAAAACATTGTATTTCATTTGATAGTAACACTCATAGTAACGTAAGCTTCGTTTGTTTTTAAACTCAGCTATGATTACAAACTTGAAGTTTTCCTTACCTAATTTATCAATGTCTTCAAGCAGATGTTTACTTGACCCCATGTAAGATTTCCAATTAGACTCAGCTTTCTTTTTCCCCTTCTTATAATTAAAGTATTGCTTACAACCTATGTAAGCTTGCTTAGTTTTAATATTGGTAATGCAATAAACAAAACCAAACTTAGTTAGGTTAGGCTTAGTACTATATTCCCAATGCATTACCAGTTCATTACCTCTTCAACTTTAGGTTCTTTAGATACCTGTGCCAAGAAGTTAAGACCTCTTGCATACTTGAAGGCACGTAATCCTTTGCCTTGATTAGCATCAGCCCAACACTCTCGCTTGTGATTACAATAAACACAACCAATAGCAAGCTTAAGATTACCAGACTCACCATCAGGTACTGGAGCATAGCACCTATCAGGAACATGATCATTGACAACCATACCCTTAAGATGCTTGACTCTGTTTTTAGCATTGTCCATCTCCATCTGATGTACAGGGGTGAGGCATATCTCCCCACTTGATTTATCTATCACTAAGAATGCTGCCTCATTAACACCATTAGCTTGAGCATAGGCAGAGATCTGTCCTATGTAGCCAAAGGGATCATCTTCAAGTAACTTATTATCTTTAAACTTCTTAAAGCTAAAGCCTGATGCACTCTTACAATCAACTAAGATGTCATCTATCATAGCATCTTGATGGCCTAAGACACCTTCAACACTAACTTCTTTCTGTTGATCAGTGACCTTGTGACCTGCAATAGAAGCACACAGTAGAAGAAGTTCTTCTAAGATGTAGCCATATAGAAACTTAATTCTTGTACTAGGTGCTAGGTCTTCAATCTCTTTCTTACTATTGACATCATACCATAGCTGTCTATCGGGCTTACCTATAGCAGACAGCCTAAGATTACCCCTAGTACGAGGTTCTTCGTACATAAATGCTTTGATGTGTACCTTAAGCATCTCACCAAAGGTATCAATATGTTTATCTACTTCTTTCTCATCCATCTTAATAGGATCAAGAGAGAATAAATCGTATATATCTTTTACTAATGTATCAACTGTTTTCATAACATAAAAAATAGGGGTAGAAACCAAACCAATAATCTCTACCCCCAAGTCTCCCTTAGTTTA